TTTTAGGCCCTTTCCACGCCTCTGGGGTCTTCTACGACCGCCTCTACAGTGTCATCGTTGATTAAGCGGAATTCTTTTCCATGAATTTTCAGTCTTGTACCGCTGAATGCCCTAAAAACGACCCAATCGCCCACTTCACAATAGGGTCCATTAGGAAATCGGTTATAATTGACATAGGCATCCGGCCCCATCGACATAACCCAGCCCACAACGGTGGCAATTGACTCTTCGTGCTGGGACTGTGCTGACTTTATGATGCCACCTTCAGTGGCTTCTTCAATTTCGGGGAGTGCAATTAAGAGTTTGTAGCCTTTTGGCTCCGGTAATTGCGATGCGTAGCGGGGTCCGTCCTCTCCTGCCTCTTCTTCAGGCAGGACCATCTGATCCAGAACTTCTTTTGCGAGTGTAGCCACTATGACCTCTCGTTGAATTGTTGCGCCCCGAACGGACGTTGCGTCCTGCTAAAAAGAATCTGTATTCAGTCTATCTTCTATATCAATAACTTCACGTTCTGCCCAAGCCAACCCCTCAATGATACCGCACATCTTACGGTACTCTTCCATATCTTTAGCTGAACCCAGGGCAAGATGATCAGCTATTTCGTTCATTTGATTTCTTAATTTTTTTCTGAGCAACGAAAGAATATCGTCACTCATCCTTACTTTCCTCTTCCTTCTGCATACTCAAATTAAGCTTCACGCCTTCAATTTCCTGTTCAGCATCAAACTTTTCCTGCTCCAAATTAAGCTTCATACCCTCAATCTCTTTTTCAGCGTTAAACTCTTCTTGATCTAGTTGAGCTTTAAGCAACATCTCTTCACGATCTTGTTCCAGCGCAGCAGAATCAGAACGCTCCTTAGCTGCGATCTTCTCTCGCTCAAGCTGTTGCTTTTCTTGGTTCGACTGCTGCGTAGCCGCAAGCTTTTGCTGTTCCAACTGCGACTTGGCCTGATCTGCCTGAGCCTTGCGTTGAACATCCTGCTGCCTGATCTGTAATTCCTTTTCGCGCTGCTGCACGACAGGATCTTTCTGCATCTTCGCATCTTTCTCTGCTTTAGCCTTGGCCTGCTTTTTACCCAGCATCTGTTCTGCCGCTTCAGCAATAAGTGCGCTAAGTCTCTTTTCGACTTCTTCAGGCAACGGCTGGTTAGTCGGCGGAAGCGGAACACCAAGCTCTTCTTCAATCTGATCGCGGAAGATAAATGCCAAGTGTTCGCGAATATGCGAATCCAGGGCAGCATTGATTGCGCCGCCCATTTTATTATTCTGCATCTGTTCTTTAATTTGCGGATCATTTTTGAGTACCATGTGCACCTTCATATGAGCCTCATGATCTTGATACTCAAACGCCTTGACAGGCTTCAGCGTCAGAATGTCTTCATTCTCACTAACCGGATCTGTCGGATGGATCTCATCCGGCATCGGCACGATCTTGTCCGCATTCGGAATACCAATCAAATCCATCATTTCACGGTGCAGCAACGGCAGGTCGTAAAGACCGGGCGACTGCTGCGCTAATTGCATTGCCGCTTGGTATTGCATGATCCGTTGTGCCATAGTGGCCGCATTGGGGTCCGAAACAGGCACAACATCAATACGATCATCAAAGTCTTCAAGTTTAATACCCTCCCCTTCTTCGGTCTCATAAGGATAATCCGGGGATGTATAGTCGCGGATCACCTCAGAAAGAATCTTATACTCCTGTTTCAGGCTGGCGTGAATTCTAGCCTGAATAGCAGACTGCACTTTCATTGCCCGTTCCATGATTGCAAGAGTGGTTCCGACAGGAGCTTCCTGATTCATGTCTGCTACTTTGAGGTCAGCCATAGACGCAAAGCGTCTGCCTTCCTCCACGATGTTACCCAGCAATTGGTATAAGACCGAAGAAGGCTCTTTATAAGGAAGGAAGGTGATGTTGTCCCTGATAACGCCGCCCGGAACATCGACATCCCTAAATTCTCCCGGCATAATGGGCGTATCATCGCCCTTGATTCTCAACCCACGGGTTTTCAATCCCCCAGGCAAGTTGGACAAAGTGCCCGCATCAACGAGTTGACGCAGCAGACTCGTCGCTGACTTCGCGAGTCCACCGATCATGTGTATCAATCCAAGATTGTAAAACCCGATCCCAGGAACGTATCCGTAGTGGACGAAATGTTGTTTCTTTATTCGATGTGGATCGTCTTCGGCCCAGTTCCTGTAAATCGATAGAATCGTGGAACTGCTCTTATCGATAGTTACAACGTAAGGCAGTGCAACTCCATCGGGGTCTTCAAACCCTGGTACATCAATATCACAATGCATTTCAAGAAGCTGGTGTCGCTCGTCATCATCCCACGAAGGGCTGACGCCACCGATCTCGTTGAACTTGCTTGTGATTGGATTGTCTTCGATATGTGAAGCAGTGAGTTCCACATCACGATAAAAGCCACTGACTTGTAGTTTTCTTACCTGATTGGTGCTCCTGTTCATAACATGGGTATAGCGTTCTGCCTGTTCCAATTCAGATTCATTATACGCCACAACAAAATCTTCCGCCGGAATAAACATCGAAGTCGGTCTGCCCAGCGAAGGATCGAAATAGATTTTGCGAAATGCAGAGCCAGCAAGTGGCAGGCTGAACAAAAGCTTTTCGGTTTCAGACCGATATTCGGTCATCACTTCGATAAGCTGATAGTTCATATATTCTTGAACACGCCGTGCTTGCTCTTCCCGGTCATCGGTAAGAACACCCCAGATCTGTGTTTTGACCGGACCCTTGGCTGGCATGATTTCCTGAATCGTCTGCGCCTGGAACCGTACCACGGCTTCGGAAAGCATGGGGTGGAATACCCCGCAGGCTCCAGCCCACGGGGTAGTACGATCTTCGATCTCAAGACCTAGCTGGTCGAGACCTTCCTTATACGTTTCCTCCCAGTCCGAACGGCTGCTCTTATCGGACTCGAACATTGCGATGCAGTCGAGTGCCAAAGTGCGGAGTTCATCATCATCGATATGCTCCGCCAAGTTGGAATCAAACTCTTCTGTTCCGGCTCCCATGAGATCTGCCATGGGATCGAAATCAATCTCGACGCCGCCGTCTTCCAATTCGGTAACTAAAGAGTCGCCAATAGGCATTTCCTCTTCAGCGACCATAAGCCCCTCTGGACCCATATCGAAATCATCTTGGTCGAGAATCCCGTTGAGAGGTTTATCTACAGCCATTTACAGTCTCCATCAAATTCCAAAGCGCATATCGTGACGATCTTTCCACATCCGGTATCTGTCTGTCCGCTGGTCTATTGAATCCAATAGCGACTGCATGACATACTGATAATCCTGCCTATCCATAAATTTTTCCAATTTTCTTTCATGTTTCGCATTAACCGCAGGACACAGCAGCAATCCCTGCTCATCACGACGGCTGTATACGCCATCCAAACCCTTGTCCACAAGGGCTCGCATTCCACCCTTAACCCATTCAGGATAATGCCCAGCTTCCATCAAGTCTATTCCTCCCCTGACAATGCATCGTGCAACATCCGCCTTTGTGTGCCCCACACCATCTGATTGAACGTCATCGACAATCGCGGCAAAATCCAGTGTGTCGGCCATTAAAACCTCTCTATCCGGCACATACTCGTTGGAAAAGGAATCTAGTTGTTCTGACATTTTAACTCTCCATCAGGTTTGTGAGACGCTCAATAATGGTATCAAGCTCCGGTAGCCAGCGGTGCTTGGGGTCCAATTTAGCCAAACCATTCCTACGCTGCGTAGCTACAGAACGGATAGCCAATACGATTTTGATGTCGGCGGGGATCGGAGGCGGTAGCTGTGCAGCCGTTGTTGCAGCCAGATCCCGGTCATACTCATCACTAGACTGCGCCAGCACCTTTACACGAGTGCGCTCCGGCTGACTCATAGCCGCCAAATGCATTGCCATCGACAACTTTTGGGTATGATTCGTTTCCGCTTCATTAACCAAATCGGACAGCACACCGCGATCATCCTTGTTTATCTTTTTGAGCACTTCGTCCAACTCAGCACTCTCGACTTTCTTTTTTGCTTCTTTCAATGACAGTGTTCCATTGATCACAGGTTCTACAAGTTCCGGCTTCTGCTTCCGTATCTTCTTCGCGTCCTGCACATATCTTGCGCTTGTTTGAAAAGTTTTAGCAGCTTCATCGCGTGACTGAGAACCTTCAGGCATTTTTGCCTGAATGTTATCTAAGTCCATCCGCGTCCCCTGCCTTTCGCGAGCTTCCGCTTCCAAGATATCCAAGATATCGGGGTCTGCCGCGATCATCGCACGTTGCTGACTTGTGAGATGTCTGCGCTGAAGATTCGTCGAGACAATCCACTCGCCAGCGGTTACACCATCAGGTGCATCCCATTCGATTTCCGTGGGTGTGATGCCCAACTCAGTGCACGCTCTGACACGGTTACGTCCGTCAAGCAATCGATTGTCGTGAAACACCACGGGATGTAGCTGGCCGCGATCCTTTATGTCCTCAACAAGCTCTTCATACTCACGACCAAACAACAACGGAAACTTCTCTGCTACTGGATGAATATCAATCATAACAACTACCCCCTCTTAGGTTGGAATCAATAATAGTCTGCTTTGCGGCCTGGTAGCAACTCGTCCATCGGGTAGTCGCTGTGCATACTGATAAAGCCGCCCTGCCTGAATCTGATCAACGCTTGTGTAGCGGAATCGACCAAGTCATCATGGTCGCCAAACGGAAATGACGCGAACTGCTCTATCACTTCTTCAGCCCACCGGGTCTTCGGAGCATAAACGTGCCCACTAAAAAAGAGATCAGATACTGCATTCACTCTAGCAACCTTGTCCTTGCCTCTACCCGGCGTGTATTCCGAAACGGGAATACCGATTCTGCGAAGCTCAAAGATCAAGGGACTACCCGCCGCTTTCGCTTCCACGATAAATGCATCGGGCTCGTATTCCTTGTACATCTCATACGCACGGACCTTCAGATCGGGAAACTCTAGTCGTTCTTGTAGCGCATCCAGCAGAACAATCTTCGCATCACCGTCTTCCGTATAGAAAACGCCCCATGTCGTGCAAGCACTGTAATCGGCAGTCTCCTTCGCAAGGAACGCCGTGTCCCACGATTGGATCACGAACTCGCAGCTTGGCGGTCTCTTCTCTTTCCATTCCTTCCACCACTCGCGCTTGATGAGCGCACCTTCTTCGGAAGTGGGATCTTGCTGATACTGAGCACTCCATTTCGGAACCGGAAGCTCTGCTTTCAGGGACTCAAGCTGTTCAAGCGGCCAGAACCCAGGCCACAACGGCTTACCGCTAGGTAGGATCGCGGGTAGTTCGATGATCTCCCACTCGTCAGCACCGCCTCTCTGGATAGAAGCTTTGAGTATGCTGCCCGTTAAATCCTTTTGAGACCAGCGCGTCATCACCAAACAGATCGCACCACCAGGCTGCAACCTCTGGCGAGGACCGGAAGTGTACCACTCGTAAGTTTTGTTGTAGACATCAGGATCATTCAATGCCGCTTCCTGCTCAGAATGCGGGTCATCGACAATCAGAATATCAGCACCTTTACCCGTTACCGCACCACCTACCCCGATAGCGAAGTAATCTCCTTCCTTGTTTGTGTTCCAACGTCCCGCAGCCTTTGAGTCCGCACTCAACGCTACACCCGGAAAGATCGTGGCATACTCAGCAGAGCCCACGAGGTTACGAACCTTACGACCGAAACCAACAGCGAGTTCCGCTGTATGAGCAGTTTGAATTACCTTACGATCAGGAAACTTTCCCAAGTACCAAGCCGGGAAGAGATGTGAAGCGAACTCCGACTTGGTATGACGCGGAGGCATGTTGATGATCAAACGCTTCAGTTCACCTGACGCAATACGATTAAAAGCATCCGCCATCACACGATGGTGGTTGCCCTCAATAAACGCAGGCCAGACCTCTTTCACGAATGCTAGGAAGTCCTCGTTCGACTCCTCTCTGATACGGGCATTCGATAATTCGTCCAGTAACGAAAGAATCTCATGCTGCCGTTCAGCAGGCAGTGAACCGATCTGGTTTTGTATCGCAGCAATATCCACTTTCAAAAATTATGCAAAAAATTTTCCTGAGAAAAGAGGGGGGGCCTATCCTGAGAAAAATACCCCTCCCTATACTAGTACTAGTATATACCAGTTAGATAGAGCTAGACCAGATAAATACCAATACTAAAAAACCTAGATTATACCAGCTAGATAGAACCTAGATGTATCACGAAAACGAAAACGACACTTTTGAGAACGTACTTCCGAAATATCGGATTACACGAGAAGAAGAAATTGTCATCAACCAAGCCGCCGAAGCATACCAGATTCATAAATTCAAAAATAGAATTCTTAGAGACAAAGATGAAAAATGGTCGAGCGAAGATTACCTGGCCGCATACCC